CTGGCGACCGAAGTCGTCAAAGGCAGACTCAAGGGCTAACCACTTGCGCAAGTAACGCTTTCTGTGATTCATCATCTGCATACGAGTTTCGTTCAATTCGTACTGCAACGGCTCAATGGCTTCTAGTTCACCCATCGGGTAGAAAAAACCAGGAATGTCGTAGTTGCGCAACATGAAGAATGGATGACCAAACACATATGGCATCTTAATTGGTTTAATTAAGAACTTGTCTCCACCTGAGCTAGAAAATACACACATCTCACCAGTATCAATATTATAATATTCATAGATGTCGCAATATGCTTCATCTGGATTAGAACCAGCTGCATTTTGTGTTGACATGTTTCCATTATTAACATTTCCATATTTTTGATAAGATGATGGACTTAGTTCTTTTCTTGCGGCGGCATCATAACGCTTATCAATCTTTGCATCCCTTAAAGGACGACGAGTACGTTGCGCAATCCAGCGCATGTCACTCATGCAAGTAGCATCTGGGTCAACAAACATTTCAAATGGGTCAACGCGCTCTAAGAATGGTCTATCTTCTCTGATGATTGTTTCAGATTCAACATCATCAGTTGTCTCTGGGCCGGCAGCTTCATCTGCTGAATATTCAATGTCATCAAGCTTTGCTTCTTCAATAAATCTATAACCAGTTTTAACCCAACCATGACCAATAATCAAATAGTCTTTTACTGAGCGCTGAAACTCTGGCTGACAACCATAATGCTGCCACCAATAGTTAATAATAGATTCAGTTAAAATAGCTTTATCTGCATCTTCTGGTCTACGTGGATTAACATTAATCTTTGGACGACCAATAGAAACAGCAGGAGCTAATGTATTAATAGTTGAGAAAGAAATGTTTACAAGAAGTCTATCGCTAGTTGAATAGCCACGATATTGTTTACCGCGATAAAGGTTAATAAGCCTTTGCCAGAGTTGGTCATAGTTTTCACCTTCGCGCCATCTGCTGGAGTAATCTATATTTTTTCTATAGCTTGATAATTTATTATAATTTGATTCGCGTGCCATATTAACAATCCCACTTCTTTAGTGCCAACGCTTTGCGGGTTGGTCTTCCTTTTGCATCCTTCATTGGTCCAGGCATGCCACCCATTCTAGCACAGAAGGATTTTCTTCTTGCTGCGGCCTTTGGTGACTTCTTTGCTTGCTTGGCAGATACTGGCGGCTTAAGATTCATGCCTTCAGCTTTTGCAGATGCGCGACCTTTAGCATTTAATCCACCTTTAGGATTCTTTCCTTCTTTTCTTTGCCATGCAGGAGTCTTAGCCATTATTTTTTCTTTCTACGAGATACGACAATCTTGCCGTCTTTCTCCATTACTTTCATACCAGCATTTTCAGTATGCTTTTTTAGTTGACTATATTTTTGTGCAACGGTAAGTTTTTTAGCCACTACTTACCTTTAGCAGCTCTCATGTTGTCTACAAGATTTGGATAAGGACGTCCTGCTTTTTTAGCTGCAGCTTTAGCTGATGCCTTTTGTGCTGGAGTAAGTTTCTTAGGTTTACCTAATGACTTAGGACGCGCCTTTTCCCAAACTGGTTTACTTTTTTTTGCCGCCATTTTTCTTCTTCTTTCTAGAAGTATAATTCTTAGTTGTTGTTGAAGGAAGTGCTGGATATTTTGGATTACCTGGCATTATTTAGCGCTTGCGTAGAAACCGAGGTAAACTGTAACTGTACCTACTACAGAAACAAAAGTTGATGGGTCTGCAAAATACACGCCAAACTCTGCTAATCCAGCAATGCTACCTCTAAAGTTTTTATTAAATGCTGATGGGGTTGCACCAGTTACAGTTTCTACTTGAGACACCAATGAAGCATCTTCTGCGTCATTAAGTGACCAAAGAGCTGGTGATTCCTCGTTAGCTCCTGCACCACCGTAGAATGAAATTTTTCCAATAAAGCCAGCAGGTGCCACAATGGTTACTGCTATTGTGTCATAACCAGCACAGCCGGTTGGGAACCAGTCAGCTGGAAAGTTATATGCGCCACCTGAACCATCATATGAATAAGTCTTTTGTCTTTGTAATAACATTATTTACCTTTTGCTTTCTTTTTAGTTTTTGTTAATCTTAGCTTCTTCAGCTGCTTTTATTGCTTGGAATTCTTCTTCTGTATAAACAAAGGACTGAGTTTCACACTCATGTTCTTCAGAACTTGTGAAGGCCGCACATTCAATACAACGATATAACGGACCATACATTGTGTATAGAACATGCTTTGGCATTATTTGTTTTTGCCCTTTAATTTCTTTTCAGCTTTTTTATAAGCCGCGCCTACTGGGCTTTCAGTAATAGCAATCATTATACCAAATTTTGGTTTAGTTTTATTCTTTTTCATCAATTTTCTTTCTTCTTGTTTTTGCCATGTGCCACGAAATATGATTATCTAATTTGTCATCAACCTTATCTACCTTACCAGCAACCATCTTTAATAGTTCTCTAGCTTCAGCATGCTGGCTAGTGTTTTCTTTTCTAAGGCTTTGGACTACAACAACTAGTGGTCCACCAATAACAGCAACCACTACCGGCACTAGCCATTCCATTAGATTAGCTCTTTCCTTGTGCTAATTTTTTCAACATTTGGCATCTTTGCATACATATCTTGTGTTTCCTTAATGGTGGAATTATTCCACGAAGATTGCCCATATTCAACACCCACAAAGCCAAATCTAATGCCTTTGACGTGACATGCAAAGCAAATCTCACGCTTTAAGTCATTTTCTGATTTTAATTCTTTCGAACAGTTAGTGCATTGCATATAAGTCCCTATTAATAGAAATTTTCTTTACATTGAATCATTATACCAGTTAAACTCGCCTATCGTATATCTTTCTTTTTTGGGAGCAGGCTTTTGGACTTTGGCGGCAAAGAAGTTTAGAGTACCCCATGGAGCATCAGACTTAGGGCTGTATTCTGGCAGCCAGACATACTTGAGCATCTGGTTGGCAATGGCTAGGCTCATAACTCTGTCGTCGTGTGGGGAACCATGGGTTGAGCCATTGTCGTCTCGAACAAAGGTTTTAAGTTCAGCAATGGTGTATTCACAGCGTATATCTAGGACGCCGTCTCTAATATTAGCGTTTAGTTCATCTACTGCCAGTGGCTTTGTCAATGTTGTTGTGCGCCAACCCAATGTTTCTGTGGCTTCTGCGTGTCTTTGGTTTAGTCTGCGCTGTCTATAAAGATTATGATAATTAGATTTATTTAAAGCAGTTAGAGTTGTTAAACCGTGGTTATTGGACTCAACACCAACCAATGCCTCATTGTAAAAGAATCCAAGGGCATAAAGGACTTCTTCACCAAACCTGTCAGGGTCAACGTGTCCATGCCAGTGGGCTACCACAACACCGGACTTAGCATCAATAACATGAGCAGTAGAGTAGTCGCCTCTAGCCAATCCTTCAGCAACGTCAGCACCAATCACGTATCTGGCTCCAGCCTGTGGAAGCTGCCAAACAGATAACGGTCCACCATCTTGGTCAAACATGTATGAGTTTCTCATGTCTGAAAGTTTTTTATTATGACCCTTTTTAGGAATTGATGTTTCAAATCTATTTAAAGCGTCAATGTCAAATACTGGTCTGCCAGAACGAATAAAGGCTTCTTCAGGATTTGACGGGTATTCCTGGTGCAACTGCCATGGTGGTAGTTCTGCAGCTTGCGCGTCATACCAGGCTTGGTCACGACCAGATGCCGACCATGGAAAGAATATGCCTTTAAATCTATTAGTATTATTTTGTGACCCTTGCCATAATTGAAAGAATATATTGCCTTCACCCTTGGCAGTAGACAGACAGATTACACGACCACCTACGTCTGCAATTGGCTCTATTGATGCCCAGGCTTCCTCAGGATTGGGCAAAAACGCCATCTCGTCGATTATAGCCAAGTATACCGATTCACCTCTAGCAGGCTCGTTAGCAGATGGCATTGACTCAATTACGGAATCATTATTAAAAGACATCTTTAAAACGTTATTTTGTAATAATTCAGGACCAGACAATCTCATCCAGTCAGGTATAAATTTATAAATATACTTAGCCTTTTGTAAAAGCTTTGTAGCTTCACGTTCAGTCTTTGAAAGCATAACTACGAATCTGTCTGGCCAAAAGAAGGTAATCCAGAAGGCATAAGCTGCAGCCAGGGTGGAGAATCCAATCTGACGTGCTTTAAGAACTATAGTATATCTTTCACCTAGCCATGCTTCAACAGTTTCTTTTTGCGCGTCCCTTAAAACAAAAGGAATACGTCCTTGGTTAGGATGTTTAATGAATGCGTAGTTCTCACAAAAAAAAGCAAATGCCTCTGCTAATTCTGCTGGTGTTGCGTCCTCTGGACCACGACACTTGCGGAAATTATATTCATTAACTAAATCAGTTAACTGCATTAGATGTTTCTCCAGAACTCTAGTCCTGAATAACGTCTTATTGTTTCTGGCAAGAACACGTCTTCTGGTCTACGGGAGATTTTTTGTACTGTGGGGCGAATCGTGTGTAAGTGCTTAATGCGTGTAAGACTGTCTTCGGAGATGCCTGAGATATCTTTAATGTTTTCAAATTCGTGATTATATTTTTCAATTGCCAAGTATTCATATATTTTGTTAATTTCCTTCTCTGGGTTGTTTATAAAATCATCGTAGTCTACAAAATGAAACAAGTGCCTATATTCTGGAACTAAAGCATTCTTCATAAAATTTAAACTTAAAGAAACATCTTTATCAT